AGGCCACGCAATAATGCTGCCACTCATAGTACCATATTTACTTTTTTCCTTAGCGTAAAATGATGCCATTAGTATGCCTTAATTATATACGTTACGTTTAAAGAAGGTGCAGAAATATCTGCTATAATATTTAGTGCATCTGGGATATTTTCAGGAGTTACATTTCCTATGCTAATATTAGAAACTGGATGTGTTGCTGGACCAGCTAATGATCCAACCGCCATTTGTACGTCAAAACTTCCATGATTGTGCGATCCAAACACTGTAGAATTTGGATTTTGTCCTGCTGCAAGATTATTCAATGTAGTCGGAAAAGTTCCATTCCTAAAAGTTAAATTTGCAGTAGTAGCAGTTGTATTTGTAGTACTATTACTCAGTTCAATTTCGTAAACATAGTTGGCAGTTGAAGTACCAGATTTTCTATTAATACTTAAAACTTGGGTTCCATCTGGAATATTAGTTCCTGTGACCCACATGAAAGGTTTAATTGCATCAAAATTTGTACCTATGCTTGCGCCAGCTGGAGTCTCAACTCTAGAAGAAGAAAGAGGAATGACACAACTGTTTATAGTAAATGCTGCAGATGCGCTTTCTGGGTCATCAAATATTCCATTTGCATTTGCTGTTTGAGAATCTGCATTATAACCAAAATAATTTCTTCTATTCGCCACCAAGTTTGGTCTTGGGAACATACCAGTCCACGCAGGCTCTTTATGTGTAGTCTTTGGTGTAGCAGCAAAAGCGGATGTATAACTATCCCCATTCACATTCATTTTCCACGTTGATGCCGTATATCCTGGTAATATGTCAACAGCAGGAACATATCCCCAATAATCTTTTCCAGATGGATTATTAAATTCCCAAAATCTATCAGTTGTAACCAAAGTATTTTCGTGCAATTCACTACCATAATATGTGATGATACCTTTACCTTGAGCCCACGAAGGTGCTTTAGAAGAATCTTTTAACTGACACTCAACGAATCCTTTTGTACTAGAACACAATGAAGCCGTACCAGACACAGCAATAGCATTTGATCCAAATGGCATCGGACCTACAGCAGAAACCGTTGCTTTATCATATAATCCAGGATGACTATGTGATGGTGTATGATTAATTCCTAATTTTCTATTTACTGTATAAACAGTTGTATTAAAATCTGGTTGAGTAAATGTTATGTTTGTCATTTTACCAACAAACACTAATGTAGAATCAACTGTAAAATCAATATCAGAATCAGCAGATATCAAAGTTGTGATTGGTGTTGTAAGACCAAATCCAGAAACCAAACTACCAAGAACAAATCCAGCATCACTCTGACCGTATTGATAATTAGAATCAGTAACATAAGAAGGTTCTAAGTCCATAGGACATCTAGATGTCATATTAGGAACTTTAAAGGTTCCTGTGTAATCAGGAAAAGTTCCTGCCATATTAGATCCACCGTAAGTGTCACCCAAAACAGAAGCAAGTAGCGGATACCTAGATGCTGAATATGTAGTTCCATCACAAAGAATCCACCCCCTAGGAACGTTAGATTGCAAAAATCCAAAGTTTCCGTCACCAGCCCATGGCATGATAGTACCGACTTTAGCGGTCTTCATGCTCTTTATTGTTGAGTAGTTAACTGCCATGGATTACATCTCCACTAACCACCAACCACGCAAGTTGGAAGGAATTTCTGAGGCAAGAGGATCGCCAGGAGCATCTGAAGTTCCAACAAATACAAGACCAAACGATGCGTTTCTAGTTTGAACGATAAGTTCTCCACTATCCCATGCTGTAGTTAAAGTAGAAGATCCAGCACCAGCCTTAGATCCTGTTGTGTCTCCCTGAATTGCAGTTGCGACACCGCCAATCTTCAATGCTCTAATGATTAGACTTGTGTTATAAGTTAAGTTGCTGCTAACTTCAATAAATCTTATCATGTCTCCAGTGCTTGCCGTTGCTGGTAGATAGAGAACTGTATTACCACCAGAAGCAGCATTGACAAGATAATTATTATTTGCTTGTAATGGATTTGCTTGAGTTTGACCCAAACCAGTTGCATTAGTTGCAACATACGTCCATCTTCTACCACCGTTAGCAGTAAAGTATTGCCTGATGCCGAAAGCATCAATCGAACCATCTTGATATACAATTAGATCTCTAGGACCAGAAGTTCCTCCAGATCCAGCTGACCCAAGGTTATCAAGATGGAATACTTTGTTCGAACTTGATTGTGTTGCAAGGACTTGTCCCTTGACGTATAGAGATTCGCCAACTTCAACCGCACCACTAGTGCCATATACTCTGAACTTTAATTCTTCGGTACAAGCACCGAATTCTTGACATGTATTATTGTAAACTCTAAATCCACCGTAAATATTTGCATCTCCTTTGAGATACATTCCAGTTCTTCCTGTTACCTCATCAATGATGGATCCATCACCTGGGTGACCGTCATCATTCGAAACAATCAGAATTGGAGTTTTGCTATCAGAACCATACATTCTGAGAACACCAGAATTAATATCAAGATCCCCATTTAGAGTTAGATTTCCACCACCAAAGTATAGAGATTCACGATAGTTTCCATCACCTTGAGCGCCATTCGCTGGATCTCTATAAGACTTAGGTGTTCTTACCCCATATACGGGATCGTTTGCACCTGACTTACTATCAGGCCAGAAGAACTCATTGTCAATTCTAATTAATTGATCGTTATCTAACTTATGAGCGACAAGATCTCCATTGTTAAGTTTAATTCTAATCTTGTTAACATTAGTGTTTGGTAACTCTACAGTAGTTCTTCCAGTTGCTGGAATTGCTTCTGTTAGATTAGTAGTTCTACTGTCTTTGTTAATCTTAACAACAATAGCACCAGTAGAGAAAGCGCGTGGTGTTGTTGTTTCTTGTCCTCTACCACCATTTGGATATGTACCTGCAGGATAAGTAGAATTATAAATTGTTGGTAAATATTTTCCGCTAGCAGTTATATATGGAGTGGCAGTAATTCTAATAATTTCTGCCTCTGTCGTTCCATTAGATATAAGAACTAAATCACCTACATTGAAACCTGCGATACTGTTGACAGGAATATCGAAGAAGATATTAGTGCCATCTGCTCTTGGAGCTGCTCCTGCGTTGTAAGCAGCAGTAATGCTGTTTGACAGAGTTGTGCCAGGTCCACCAGCATTCTTCGAGAATGGATCTCTGGTGTAAACATATACTGGAGTTGAAGTTGTGTGAGCTGCCGCAGTAGAACCAAAGAAAGCACCAATAGCAAATACAGTAGCATACTTACTACCAAAAGTAGCATCGCCAGTGCATGTATTAATACTTACCGTTTCATACAGACTATTTCTGAAAGTAAGTTTTCTATCTGTAGTTGTAGATCCATCTCCACAACCACCAGACAATGTTAGATTTCCATAAACTGTTAGATCACCACTACCAGCAAGAGAAGAAGCACCGATGATTGTATCACCAGATGTTGAATCTACCTGGAATACAGTTAGAGGTGTTGTTGCACCATCATTGATGGTGAATTTCCTGGATGTTGTGTTGCTAGAAGAATTAATCTTGACAAATTCGCCAACTGTTCCAGCAATATTTCTCTGGACGATGATATAATCACCAACAGATAGTTGACCGCCAAATTCTGCCAGTTGGAAATTATCCGTTCCAGCAGTATTATCAATGTTATTCTTAACCCAGGTAGCATCGAGAGCGATATTTATTTTTCTTACATAGGTTAAATCTGGATGATCAGTTCTAATTGGTGTGAATGATCCTAGTGGTTGTCTTTGAACGATAATGTAATATGGAGCATTGCTTGTTCTAACCAATCCACCAGTAGGAATTTTAACGATTTCTGGATGTCTGGATCCAACTACAGTAGTATCAATTAATAGGAAATCACCTTCTGCATATGTTGGGGCAACATCTAATGGTAAGTAATAATTATTACCTGTTAGAGCAGGTAGATTATTTGGTTCTGGACCACTGATATTAGTGATAGCAGACTGGAATAGTGTACCACCCCAAGGACCAGCACCAGCGGTATCAATTTGATTTACATACAGAGTGGTATTAGCAGGAGTTCCGTTAACAATAGTGATAAGATCAACAGTTTTATCTAATGGAGGTGCTTCTTGACCTGTCAATGCAAGAGCAGATGTTCCCAACTGTGCTCTAGCACCAACAAAATCGAACGAAGATAATCCACCGTTTAGAGTTACGTTTCCATTTACTGATAGACTTGCATCAACAGCAAGAGCATTTCTGACTTTAGTTGTTCCACCCTGACCGCCGAAGGTAATGGTAGAAGCATTATTAGCAAGATTTAAAACTGTTGCCTCATTAAATGCATCTAAAGTAGCACCAGTAGGAACTGTAATCTTGAGAGAAGATCCAAGACCTCTTAGATAGCTAAGAGCAAGGTCTCCACCAACTCTTGTTAACTTCGAATCAAGCGACACATAACTATTTGATTCATTGTTGTTAAATGCTCCACCAATATTGATCTTAGAAATATTTGAAGCATTCGAAGAAGGATTATTACCAATTCTAACGTTTACATGATCAGAAACATTAGCAATATTAATAAATTGATCGTCAGTTCTGCTAGTACCAATGTTAATAGAAGCAGCGAAGTTAGCTAGATTTAATCCAGTGGTAGTGATAACACCAGCTGTATCAGTAATGCTACCAACATATGTACTTTGATTTAGAATGTTGAAATCAGATGTTGTAACAGTTGTGGTAATATCTCCACCGTTTACAGCAAGATCAGTTTCAATTCTCAACGAACCACTAAAGGTTACGCTTCCGATTACCGCTAACGCAACATTATAAATTCCACTATTTGCAGATCCATTTAGTTGAGCGTTGGTTGTATTGATTCCAACTCTACCACTGTTTGTAGTAGAAACACGGAATACAGCACCATTATCTGGAGTTACACTATCACCACCAACCAAGAATGCATTATTCTGGTTGTTGAATGTTCTTGCAGCAAGAGTTGGATTGGCGATGAAGTTATTTGGAGAAGTTGATAGGGTCTTGCCACTGATAAACGCAGTACCAACAATATCTAAGTTAGCTCTTGGATCCGTTGCGCCACTTTCAACAAATCCATTTCTGTATGCAGTATGTGCTGCACGAGCAACTGTGTTAATACCTACTCTGTAATCTCCAATATCATCAGTCTTAGTTCTGATGGATTCTGCACCAATGACGCCAACTTCCTTCCAAGCAACATTAGAAATAGAGATAACAACAGTTGGTTCAGTTGCAGCAGAAATATCATAATTACCGACATCTACATAATCATTCAATGATATTTCAACATAATCATTTGTATCACCAAATGTATTAGAAACAATACTCCATGCACCGAGAACTTTGGTAGTTAAACCAGAGTTAGCAGAATTTTGGAATGTTCCAGTAATTTTAACTTGGTAATTTGCAGATTTAATTCCTACTTGTGTATTTGTGTAACGAGTAGAAGTTCCTGGAATTGTCGCCCATGTAATTCTAATCTTATTGTTACCAGCGCCAAAACCTTGAATTTGATACTTATAACTTGACGTTACAGTTTCAAAATTGTTACCGTATACCCAAGCAATAGAACCAGTTAATCCTACCTGTTCTCCTCTTAGAAGAATATCACCAGTCTTGAGAGGATACTTAGTTCCAAATCCAACAACCTGTGATGTAGTGCCACCAGCAAGAGCACCAAACGTATTAAGTTGATCTGGTGTTACTTGGTTGAGAGCAGTGCGAATTGAATAATCCTGCAGTCCTCTGGTATTAAAATCAATAACAGCAACTTGTAATCTGTTATCACTTAGAATAATATCTCCAGTTGGTCTTGTCGTTGCTGGATTGATTCTTAGACTGCTATCATCATTAGTAGAAATATTTGCCTTGATTTGAATAGCAGGTGGAGCATCAAATCCTGTTGTAGGAACGATTGTACCTACATCCATGTAGATTGGTGAAGTCCACTGGTTTGGTCCTTTATTAAGTGGAGCAAGGAATGATACAATATCGTTGAATGTAACTGGACCATCAAAGGTTGTTACAAAGTTTCCAATCGAATCGCCTTCGTCAGAAGACTCTACAAGTAATGCTGATTCTAAGAAAGTTTCTTCACCAGTGATAGCATTGATCTTACGGTTACCGATGTAAAGATCACCGTTAGAGTTTAGACCTGTGTAGAATACGATACCACCATTCTCTCTCTTTGCCTGAGCGTAGAAATCTTGAACGTCTGAGAGTACGACTTCCTGACGAGCGGGGAAACCAGTTGAGTAGTTACCAGGACCGAAACCAAGATACTCAAACGTGTGGTTACCAGAACGAGCAATAGATGGTCTGCGAAGTTCAACATATAGTCTACCTTCAGTTGGATATGGAGAATTGCCACAAATAGGAATTCTTCTAGCTTCAGAACCAGCAGAAGCACCGCCAGACTGAGCCTGGATAGCATTTGCTCCCGTGAATGTGTATCTCTTTGAACCTGGATCTAATACAAGATCCAATACACCTTCTTTAGTTACGCTAGACTTAGCTTCATTGACTGTTACTAAACCATGAACGTAGTTGTCTGCTGCAGAAATTGTCGCAGGTGGATCAATAGCACCCGCATCTAATTGCTTATACCACTCTGGATCATTCTTATAAAACTCTGGATAGAGTTTGGATACTGGTTGTGAGAACTTAAAGTCTCTAAAGTTTTCGCCAACTCCAGCACCAGTTGGGAATGGTCTAATGTCACCACGTAGGCAGGTTAGATAGTAGATACCATCTTGCTGACCGTAAATTCTTCTGCGTACTTCATCAATATCAAAGATATAGAAAGTATTTTCAAAATCGGCAGTATCTTCAACCGAAGCAATAGTATAGTTACCGTTTTCTGCCTGGAAAGTATCACCAGGAGTCATGGTATAAACGTTAGCACCTTCAATCACATAAAGGTAATTGTCTAGATCTGAACGACCTTCATTTGGAGGAGCAATTAAAGTAGAGGTTACAGAACCCTGAGTGAAAACAGTTGGATTATTAGCATCATAATTTAGTGACGATGTAATTGTAATATCCTTGAGAATCATGTAATTTTGATTCTCATAATTGAAATAAGCATGAACTCTTGCTCTACCTTTAGATCCACCATCCCATGTGATGATATTTGATGTATTACCTGCAGGTAAATTAGCGATATTGGCAACAAATGTACCAGTTCCTCCCTGAGGAGCGTCAATTTTAACAGTTGTAAAGAGTTTTTCTTTGTATCCTTGTTCTTCGATACCTACATTAAATACTGTTAATTCTAGATATTCTGTTCCATTAGCAGGAACCCTTCTAGCAGATTGAACGTAGAATGTTACCTTAGAATCTGTAGTAATTCTCTTTCTGTACTTAGGAGTTTCATCAATCTCAGATAATGTTTCTGGATTGTATGGATCATACAAACTACTAAAGTTTGGACCATGCTCTGCGGAAGTATATCCTAAATATTCTCTATTAGGTGATTTTCCAGATACAGCAGCGCCCTGATTAGGAATACTGAGTTCGGCAATATTTGCTCCACTACCAGTTGGTTTAATTAGAATTTTTTGTGGTAAAAGTCTTCTGGTTGAGTCGTTTCTTGCCTTGATAACAAATCCGCGTAGTGGATCACGAACCGCTTTTAGATAGTTAGGAATGACGTAACGTAATCTATAAACGCGATCTTCTTTATTTCTATCATCTCCAATTCTTTCAAACCAAGTATCTGGTGTTTTATCTTTTGTCGAGAAATCATCTCTTCTGATTCTCTCCAAAATTGTATTTGGTCTGGAAGAATCAGTTGCAATATACCATGTGCCACCAGCATAATTACCACTCTCAGAAGCAGTCAATAGTCTTGGATATGCTTCGGTAAGCGTAGTTGTCACGGATGGAGAAGCAACCGCCAGTGCTAATTTAGTAGCAGTTACTGTACCAGATTGCTGTTGAACTACTGTACCAAGTTGTGCGCGTTGAACGATAACTTGAGTCCCTTCAATTTGAGTAATTTTAACAACTTCAGTTAAAGCATTTTGATTGTTTGTTAATCTTACATAATCATTTACTGAGAAGTTATTTACTGAAGTAAAATCGAGAATAGTTTCTACGAGATCTACAGTTTCAGTTAAAGTTGTAGTTGTAACAGTTGGACCATAATTCCACTTAGATACTGTAGCACCAATAGAATGATTAACTGGATATGTACCAAGTGATGCTCTTGTTACAACAAGATGATCTGCACCCGTTGTAGAAATACCAGTAACAAAGAAGAATTCTTGATCTACTTTAACATAATCATTAACAGCAAAAACTGTTTTATTATTTACATATAGTCTTGTCTCATCATATGAGAGAGATGCACCAGCTTCTGGAGCAAATCTTAAAGGAGATCTCTTCTTGCTTGAGAATACATAGAAAGATCCACCAAAAGCAGGGAACGTAAGAGGGGTAGCACCCTGAATAGCTTGAGTTAAAGTATCATATACTTCAAATTGACAATTTGGTGGTAGATTTGCTTTGTTTATATAACGAGCATAATATTCTCTAGCCGAAGAAATACCAGTGGGAAGACCACCATTACCAATTGGTTTGAAGAAAACTGCTTGATATTTCTGAGAATCATTGAAGTTCCAAGAAGAGTTTGGTTTATCAAACACATGTGGTTCTTCGGTTACAAGAGTCGTACCATCTCCTCTTCTAACCGTATACTGATTCAGGTCATACTTGACATCAAGAACGTATTGATAAACATCAATTACGACATTCTCATCAATGCTTTCAGTCTCTGAAGAATAGATGTAAATACCAGTTGCAGCATTTTCTGCACTACTTGCAAGCATTAAGTTCTGGAAAGATCCAGCTGATGTACCATCAAATCTAGTAGTACCAGAATAATCGTATGGATCTGTTTTTCTGCCTGGAGCAATTACATAATAAACAGTATTCGTATCAAAACCTCTAGGGAGTCTGATAAGACGCTTATCTACATTAACACCTTCCTTAGCACGAGGAACAAGTCTTACTGGTGTTCCAGTTTCTAAATGGTGAGGATCTGTAGGAGCAGCGCCAGCAGAAGTATCAGTTAGAGTGAATAGTGTTGCTCTCTTGGCAAACGATCCTGTGTTGAGATTAGAAGTCTTCTTGGCAACACTACCAATACCGTTGTTAATAACCGTATTGAATGTTGTGAAGAACGTATTGATATTTTCCACTACCGACGAGCATTCGCCATTTGTAGCAGTATAAGCGTAATCTTGAATTACATTGAGATCAACGGTTGGTTCAATAGCATTAGCCCACACACCAGTTTCTAAACTGAAGAAGAACTTAACTGGAGTATTTGTTCCGAGAGAAGCACTAGCATTTACAGTTACACCAGAATTAAATCTAGATCCTTTTGTTCCTAACTGAATTTGATTTACTGCAAGACCATTGTTGCCGTCACCAATCTTCATGATGTAAGCATTGGAAGGAATAGAAGTGGTGTAATTTGCCGCTTTTGGCACCACTCTACCATCTACTACTTCTTCAAGTTCATCATTGTAATTTGTGGTTACTGTATTAAGTGAACCAGTATTAGTTGGGATTGTAGTTACACTACGAACCTTCATTCCAACTACAAGTCCACTTGTACTTGGAACAGTGATGATTGGAGAGTTGCCAGTAGCAGTACCATTTACATAAGTGTTGTGATTTCTCATCGAAGAAATCGCTAGATTTCTTACATAATCATAAGCATCTAGAGTTTCAACTCTTTCTCTTTCAATGTAATCAAGTTGATTAGCAATGAATGAAATAGCACCAGCAGTTACAGTTCCAGAAGTTTGAGTAACTGTAATTTGTGTTTGACTATCGATTGAAAGAATGGTTGGATTGACTCCAAAAGCACCGACACCAGAAGTCTTAGTAACTGCCATACCAACTAACAGATTAGCAGTGCTTGTTAATCCAGTAATAGTACCATTAGAAGCAAGTGTACCTGATAAAGTTTGCTGACCCGTTCCAGTGAAATATGCCTCAGCAGCATTGATAGTATTTTCATTTCCACCTAAACGTAAGTCAGCAGTAACCGCTTCAACAATATAACCAATGTCTCTGCGGCACTTACTGGACTCGCTAACTGTGCTCCATGGACCAGGATTAGATGCTGGGAGAGCAAGAATACTGGAAGTTGTTAATGCAGTTGTTAGAATCGAGAACAGAGTATCAATTGTATTTCTTACGTTAGCACAATCCCAATTTCCATTATCAATTGCGGGTAGAGAATTGAGAGTACCTACAGTTAGAGTATTAGTCACAATACCAAATAAAGCATCAACAGAAGATTGTACATCAACACAAGAGAACTGATTACCAGACCTTGGTTGAGTGATTGTTGCAACACCACCAGATACGGTAATATCGCCTTCAGTTCCTAGACCATCACCATAAGTAGCATCACCAACCGAAAGACTTAAATTCTTGGCGTAAAGTTGGTTCGTGATTGCTTTCTTAACCCACTTTCTAGCAGCGTCAAAAGCAACAACAGACTGAGTGATTTCACCATTAAGAGAACCAGTGCTTGTGCTTCCATTGCTACCAAAATATTCACGAATAGCACCAACAGTAAACTCATTACCACCCCAAAAGAGGTCTTGCTGGATAGAATCAAGAATATAACCTAGGTCACGCTTACACTTAGTTTCGCCTGCAGGAACAGTTCCAACAGTTTCAGTGGGAAGACCTGTTAGATTACCAGCAGTAATTCTAGCAGTGATTAAAGTAGTTAGAGCATCAACGGCAGATTGAACATCAGCACAAGATGCAGAATTTCCAGAAACACTAACAGGAATATTGCCACCACCGCCACCATAAGTAGCAGGACCAGCAGATAGTGTTAGATCTTTGGTGTATAGTTGATTTGTCAACGCTTTCTTCATCATGTCACGAGCCATGTTGAAAGCAACAACTGACTGCGCTTCTTCTCCTACGAGACCACCAGAAATAGGTGTTGTAGCGTTGGTGAAGTATTGTTGAATAAATTTACGCGAATATCTGTTACCACCGCTCTGTGCGATATCAAGAGAAACAGCATCGATGAAGAATTCAATATCACGCTTACACTTAACTTCACCTGGACCAGGAACACCAATGACATCAGCAGGTAAACTCGATAGATTACCAGCAGAAATAGCAGTAGTTACAATAGTTGCTAAAGTGTCAACATACGTTCTTACATTAGCACAAGAGTTAGGATCTGTGTTAGAACCAGTTGCAGGATCAGCGGTGATTGTTAAATCTTTACTGTAGAGTTGGTTGGTGAGAGCCTTCTTAATCATATCTCTCGCCATATTAAAAGCAACAACAGACTGAGACACTTCTCCAACTAAACCATTAGAAATTGGAGCGCCGCCGCTAAAGTAAGCAGAAACGAATGCCTTGGTCTTAACATTACTTCCAGTGCGTAGATCTTCCTGAATAGCGTCAACAAAATATCCAACATCTCTACGGCACTTAGCTTCACCAGTAGGAGGAGTGCCAAAACTTTCTTCTGGAAGTGAAGATAGAGAACCCCCAGAAATAGAATTGGTTACAATAGTTGTTAAACTATCAATTGCAGTTCTAACATTTGCACAGGAAGATGCACTCGTATTACTTCCAGTGAGTGGGTCAGCAGTTAACGTTGTATCTATAATAACACTTCCAGAAAATGTCGTGTTATTTGATAACTTGTAAGATGCTAAAGTATTTGTAATTGCCGCCTTCATCATTGAAGAAGCTGCTACAAATGCAGCTATAGACTGCGATTCTTCGCCAACAAGACCATTAGAAATAGGACCAGCATTATTAAAGTATTGCTGAACGAATTTGCGAGTATAAGTATTACCACCACCAATAGAAATATCTAGAGAAATAGCATCAATAAAGTAACCAATGTCTCTCTGACACTTAGTTGGATTTGGATTGGTGAATGAAGGATATTGAATAGCAATTTCAGCATAAGCATTATTAATAATTACCGTTCTGTTCTGCTGAATTAGTCTGTAAGAATCCTTGAATCTGTTGGTTCCCTCTGAAGAAGAGTTGCCAGGATATACAAAATCTGGATACTGAACTGCAATTTCAGCAACTGCTCTATCAACGATTTCGCGCTTATTAGATAAAACTAAATTTGCTGCATCATCAAATCTATCGGCATTTCCAGTTGTTTCTGAGGGAAGACCAGTTAAATTACCAGCAGTTACACGAGCAGTTACAACAGCAGCAAGAGAATCAATGGCAGATTGAACGTCAGCACACGAGTTTACGTTTGTATTGGAACCAGTAAGAGGATCTGGTGTTAAAGTTAGATCCTTGATTGCTAATTGGTTTGTAATTGCTTTCTTCATCTCATCACGAGCTGAATTAAAGGCAACGTTTGATTGTGCCTCCTCACCCTGAAGACCGTTAGCAATCCAAGAAGTGCCAGCGTTGTTGAAATAATTTTGAATAAACTTGCGAGTATATCTGTTACCACCACCTTGAGCGATGTCAAGTGAAACAGCATCAATGAAGTATCCAATATCTCTTTGGCAAAGAGTTGGATTTGGGTTGGTAAATGCAGGATATGCAGTAGCAATAGCAGCATAAGCAGTTGAAATGATGCTTGCTCTGTTTAATTGAATGAGTCTATAAGAATCTTTGAAACGAGAAATTGCTGTAGTTTGTGGATCACCAGGATAATAAAAATCTGGATACTGAACTGCAATTTCAGCGGCAGAACGGTCAACAATTTCTTGCTTATTTTTTTGAATTAATCTATATGCATCACGGAATCTGTTGTTATCATCCGTTGTACTATCACCAGGAACGACCCAATCAGTTCCCCAGGCAGTTTCATTATATTGAAGCGAAACTTCAGCAAATGCTCTATCAATAATTTCTTGTCTGTTGGAAGCAACAAGACCAGCAGCGTCCTTGTAACGACCAGCTGGATCATTAGTATTTTCTGGATCAATTGTGATTGTAGAACAATAGAATGCACCAGTTGCTGTTGTTACTGTTGGAGCAACTGATACTTGATATTGGAATTGAGTTGGAGTAAATCCAGTTGCTAATACAACTGTCTTATAGACATTGTATTGATCTTGTGTAGCGCCCCCAACATTGATTTCTTGACCGATATTAAGATTATGAGCGGTAGATGTGGTAGCAGTAATTGTAGTACCACTTGAAGTTAGTGAAATAACAGGGACTAAAGACTTATTACCAAGTAAGTTAGAAATTGCTTTCTTAGCCCAATCTCTAGCACGGTTAAAAGCAAATACTGATTGTGTTACTTCTCCAACTAAACCATCGCTAATTGGATTGCCATCAGCATCGAAATATGCTTTGGTTGCCTCAATCATGTGTGCGTTGCCACCATCATAAAGGTCAGCAGCAACAGCATCTACAATAAATCCTAAATCACGCTTACACTTATCTGCGCTAGGTGGAGTGAATGTTGGGTAAGCAACCAACATCTGATTATAAGCGTAATCAATGATTTCTTGACGGTTTGAGAGAATTAGATTACGAGCATCTCTGTAACGTCCAGATTCAAATGTAATATTAGGGTTAACATATGAAACTGTTTGTAGATATGGATACTTTTCAAGAATGTATCCAAATGCTTCTGCTTGAATGAAGATTTTGTTTGCATCAATCAGATTAGCAGCATCTTGACGTAGGTTGAACGAAAGAGTGTCAGCAGCAGTATTAGGACTACCATCTTCGTTAAAGTCACCTACACCTAAATCTGCAGGACTTAATGTGTCAAGAGAAGCAGACCAGATTTTGAAACCTTGTGGATAAACTACAGCAGTCTTAGTAGTCGAACCAGTTTCACCCGCAGTTTGATCTGCAGTAGTATTAACAAATATCTTTTCGCACTTATCATCGTTGATGTAAGTTCTAGCACCTAGTCTATAACCGTTAATACTAGCAGCAGGACGTGATAGGTAGTTATTTGCCTTGTCACCTGTTAGATATAGTCTGTTGCTATTTGTCGAAGGCTTAGATAGTTGAACGTCAATAGGATAATAATTTGTTTTGATTGGTTGTGCGCTTTCGTCTAGAGTTTGTGGAGGAATAATATCGGTAATATATCCACCCTTGTCTTGGTTGAACGCAAATCCCTTGAAACCCTTCGAGTGCATCGAAGTGTTGCCGAAGTTCGAGTTCGAGTTGGTGATTGACATGTCACCACCAGACTCAAGCAGGAAGTGATCTGCGAAACCAACAGCGAAAATCGAAACGTTCTGAATGAAGGAGTCATCCGAAGCACGAACGTGGAAGTTTCTCCAATCATCCTTCCAGTATGCATCTCCCTTGATGTGGTAAGGAGTTGTAGCAAACGCATCAGTTAGCGGTGCCTGATTCCATGTGTTGCTGAATTCGTCGTAGCGAATGAACGCACGGTCGTCTTTCTGTAGCGAAACACCAGTATACTGAGCGATAACCATCGACTTGAAACCAGTCGCCTTGCGACCATCAGCCCAGATACCGCAAATACCCCAAGTAGAACGAATCGAAACGTTGAAGACATATGGAGATGCTGATTCTACGCTATCTACCTCCGCCTGTACGGTGGCGTTAGCGTCTGGGGTGATAGAAGCGCCAGGAATCAATCCAACAGCGTTAGCGGTCGTTACAACGCGGTATTTGAACTCTTTAGGATTGGTTGGGCTGATGCTGATGACTTGGAATACACCTTCCAAGTTAGCATTTAGACCAGTGTTGGCAATAGCAACATATTGTCCTGGAAAGAATCCATGATTAATTTTGGTTCTAACCGTAACATCTAGTAAACCAGATGAAGGTTCGGTTACTACAAGTTCATCTAACTGAATGGTATCAGCAAGAGGTCCAACGATTCTGTTTTCTTGAATTCTGTAATCGAATTCACGAGAAATGGTGCTTAGACGCTCCCAATAAGTATCCTCTAGGTCAGGACGCTTATTTGTTGAAGCAGCAATAGCCTTATATGCTTCACCACCGAACACTACATTAGCATTGGTAGTATATGCCTGTGATGATACCCAAGTATCTTGAATTCTACCAGATTCAGCAGTATAAACGTCATCAATAGCAGTTTGATACTTACTGAAACACTTCGAAATCTTTCTGTAAAGTAAGCTCAAGTCTTCTTTGTCTGCAAAGACAAAGTTTGTCATTTTGTGGTGCGAGAACAGAGGAATTGACTTCTGTGTTGAACCAGGCTGCGTATAAACTTGACCGTTTAGAGGACCATTCTCTGGGTTACCGTCAAGAATAGTAAACTGCCAGAAATAGCAACCACCAGTTACGTTGAAGAGAGCAGTACGGGGAACATCTTTATCAGCAGGATCAGGTAGATAAAGAGCACGAACCTGAGTTCTACGAAGGTCTGTACCTACGAGTGAAGTACCTCTAGGAATAGTAGCACCACCATCACGACCGTTGAAACGGTAAAGAATATTGTTTGGATTACCTAAATCAAAGATAGCAGGATCGTTCCAAGTGTCAGTTGTAGCGTCGTAATTAAATACAGGAACGTTTGATGTATCAAGGTCGCCAGGACGGTTATCAATATAGTGTGTGCCAGGTGCCAGCATAATTGTAAACTGGTCAAACCTGTCATTATCAACACCAGGAACATATGAATAACGAGCTACTTCTAAGAATGCTCTTTGAATAGAAACAAAAGGTCTTAGTTGACTATTGCCTCTGTTGTCTAATGCGTCACTAGCGTTAAAATCATCAGGTGAAACA